CGTCTAAAATTGCGTAAATCATTGGGTTTGCCCACTGACTCCAATCGTCCTTTTTGTAGTAGAACGTTAAAAGTCTGTCTGGGTCTAGCTGAATATCTTTATCGCCCCGCTCAACAGCTCTACGAACCTTGGCTGGTAGTGTTTCTAGAATATCAGAAGGTATACTAGAGTCGCCAAACTTGTCAGACATACTGTTTCTAATGGAAAATTTCTTTTGACCTAAGAATAGGGACATATCTCCGTCTTTCATCGTTACGGACATAGGATTGAAGAAATTATATCTCCAAGGTATCTGGTTCTTGGTGACGTCTGGTATCTCTACCTTGATGTCATTAGCCATTGACTTCATAAAGGTTGATAATTCTGGAGTTACATTCGCGAAACTCTTGTACATGATCACATTACCTGTTCTATACAGGTTATTTAGAAACCTCTCAGATCGCTCTTTACCATTAACCTTTTTGAACCATTGGGCAAAAAACTTTTCTGCGCTTCTGTTTTCGTGAACTAGGTTGATCCCCTGACTACCAAAGTCGCCCATGAGATCTACAACATTACGTATGATTCCAACCTTGTCGTATGCGTCCATGCACATCTTGATGGCGCGTTTTTGCTCTCGTGAGACCTGTTCATTGGGCCTAAAAGCATAGTAGTCTTGAGACGTAAAGCTAGGCCGTACAGATTTATTTGTCTCGATGTCTATAAAGCTTCTATGGTTTGCAAAGCTTTTATTAATAGGGCCGAAGGACTCCATTGAGTCCCTGTGGTAATTCGCGTATGCTTCTTTTTTTTCTTCGTTGTTAGACCAAGTAGGCAAGTCAGACATGGTATTCTTTCTCTTTCAAATCAATTGGAATGTTAGTTGGAATGGTTACAATATTATACACGGTCTTTTAATAGATGTCCTTCATACTGTCTGTGAACCAGTTTGGGCCTGAGTACATGTTTACATCGGCCTTTCTTTCTGCTTCCTCATAGGTTGCGAAACCCCCAAAAAACTTATACTCTTCTGGGGCTACTGTTCTCATTATGTTTCTAGATGCTATGTTGGCCATTATTAATGCGGAGTAACGATCCTTTCTCATTTTACTTTTCTTTCCAGCTCCAACTATAACCTCTGGAGTATCCCATCTATCTCTACCATTAGTGGTTTGCGTCATCTGAATCATTGAAAGCTCATCTTTAAGCTCTTCTATATCCATCACGCATTGCTCTAGGGTATCATAAGATCTGTCTTTTAGCCCGTCCTCTGCTGCGGAAAGACCTAAGCTAACAGCGTCAAAGAACGGAAACAATAAAGCCTTATCTTCAAAGTCTTTTCTTAAGCTGTGATTGGCTTCTGCTAGCCAATCGTATTTTGCAAATTGACACATCTCTAATATGTGAAGCCCTCGCTCATCATCTGTATCCTTTTCTTTGTTTTCATCTATTACTGGCCATATAGCTACTTCGTCCTCTTTTATCTTATCCTTATCATGCAAAGACTCCATCACGGCAATGCCGCCCCCTTGAGCATCCATGGCCACGTGAACACATGGAAACAGTCTCATTAAGTCTCTAATCTTTCTTGCGCAGTATGCGTAATAATCCGTTTCCGCAGCGAACCCCTTTTTAACTTTAGCCTTGTGTTCTGACCTGTTAGTTGTCCAGCAATGAACAATACGTCTGTGGTCTTGATTAATCTCTATAACAACTATGGAAAAATTATCAACTTCAGATGCAGGGTCAACGCCAAACACGTATCTCTTATCTGGATCACCAATAAGTTTAGCCTCAAAGGATATCTCGTTCCCCTGAGAATCTTTTACGCAGTTGTCGTTTGAAACAACGCATGACTCTATCAAAGACCTCTTAAAGAAACCTTGACTGTCTCTTGTGAAACACGCTCCAAATTCCATCTGATAGATACCAGCATGAACGGTAGCCTTCGACCTAGCGACCTGAGCTGCATCCATAAAGCCCGGCGGTAATAGTTCGTATGGTATTCTGATAATAGAGTATTGAGTCCAGTCAAAGCCGTCTGGGGCGTCCTCTCCATTGAATACCTCTCTGAGTCTAGATCTAGACCCCTTACTTTTGATTATCTGCTTCCACTTTTTCCAGTATACAGCAAAGTGATTAAAGTCATAATAGGCTGTTCCTGAAAGTATAATCTGGTTGTCCTTTGACCCTATGTCAGACTCTATTACTTTATCTTGTTCTATGTCTACCCCCAAGTCCTTGGCCTTCCTCTCGGATGCCAGTCTTCTAACGTTCTCAATGGGGTCTGCACTAACGGCTGCAAAGCCAGCTACAACATTTTCAAAGATATCCCGTGGTATAGATGCAAACTCGTCAGATATAATGTCATTAGCACGCTGGCCACGAATCTTCTGTCCGTCACCAAGTGGCAAGCAGGTTATCGTGCTGTCGTTTATTCTCATAACGCATCTATCGACATCTCTACGGGGCCCACTAGTATTGCTGCATATATCTCTCAGGATAGGCGCGTTACGCCAGATGGTTTCCATGTACTCAAACAGAACCTTGGACTGCCTAAAAGCAGCGCCCACTACAACCACTTTTCTACCCGGAAGAATAAGGGTTCGGATGAGAGAGTATAGGGATAGCATAAATGACTTACCAAATCCACGACTAGCTATCAACATAGGGAACTTCCTATTCCACATCTCGCATAACATTAAGGCTTGAGAGGGTAGCACCTGAACGTTTAGTATGTGCTTACAAAGAAAAGAGAAATACTCTGGTTTTGTCATTAGGTATGATAGCTTGAGATGAAAGTCTCCACTTGATACCTTAAGTATAGACATGGGATTAAACAGCTCTTCATCTTTTACATCTATGGACAACCATGCGTCGTCGATTTTTTTCAGTGGTGCATTTGACATTATTTTAACGACTCTATCCCTCTGTATTTTCTACTATTAAGAACCGCGTCAGCAAAGCCGTAGTATACTGCTTCGTTCGCGCTTAGATACCAATCTCCGTTTTTAAGCTTAGTTTTTATATACCTACTAACCTTATCCCTTGTTAAGTCTTTAAAGTGTTCCTTAAAGAACTTGCCCTCTTCACATCTCTCCTCGTATATGTCTAACATTGCTTTACCTTGAGTTTTTTCAAACTTCATGGCGCTTTGAACATCTAAATAGTTCCCACAGGTCGCCGTGCTTCCAAAGTGACACATAAAATATGCATGTGGACACATGATCCTTGTGTCGGCAGCCTGAAGTATAATACTGCTCATTGACTCTGCTTGACCGTATACTAAGATAGTAATGTGTGACCTAGCAGATTTAATGGAGTCGTACATAGCCATGCCATCTCCCCAGTTTCCACCAATGCTATGCATGTGTATTAGAATTGGACTGTTCTTTATGCTGTCTAGGTATCTAACGTTTTTTATAAGAGTGCTCGCCATTCGATAATCGACTCCCGGATCATCTTCAAACGGCCCATGGTGACCGTGTAGATATATCTCCCTCTGCTCAAAGTCTAAACCTTGGGTATGCATAGAGTCTATATTATCATTCATTTTTTCTTTCCAATCGTATACATTTCGTTGACTCTCTTAAATATACTACTAACTAGTAGAAAAGCGTTGTACTTATTACCTGCGAATACTACATGAATATTATCATGAAGCTGAAACTCCATTAAACACTTAAGCATGTACTTTCCCGATATCTTGACTCGTTTTTTCTGAGACGCCGGTATTCTGCTATTATCTGGGAACTCAACGAGATCCTCCAAAGAGAATTCTAGAACAATAAACCTATGTGGTATCTCCTTCATCCTATCTATCTCATTAAGAAACGCATGTTTTTTCGACCCTAGATTTTGAGCTAGTTCTTCTGCGCACCCTTTTCTCTCTACGCATATAAGGTGCTCCATTCCCTCTAGACTGTAATCTCCTGTGTCTAGTTTTCTTTCTACCATTCCAGCGCACTTGTTGTATTTACTAAAATGATAACCCTCTTGCTCGCGAGTGTCTTTAATCACTGTGAAGTCAGGCGCTTGTTTGTAGTCAGCCATTTTTCTTACCTTGAACTATTTCGCTAAACAGTGCTTCGTAATGAGACTCTAATCCATTAATTGAGTCGTGACAAGTTCTGCACAGTGTAATACCATTATCAACGTCATACCTCAAAATAGCCGCTGTAGACCATTTCTTGATGTGGTGTGCCTGCAATCTATATTTTGATTTACAGCTGGGCATTTGGCACCTTCTCTTATCCCTGCTGTATACTGTCCTTCTCCACTCCTTATAAGTCGGATCGTCGTAATTTCTTCTAGTCATGCGCTTACCCTTATTATTCTTATGTCATGTTTTAAATCTTTACACAGCTCTTTCGCCTCTTCTGAGGTGTCTTGATCCAGTACCTTTCTGATCAGCCCATATATAGCCCTGAAACACGCTTCATCGGGATCATTGGCATCTATGAATACTATTGGAGTATTATAATTATACTCACTAATGTTATATCTCTTAAGCCTTGCTATGACTAGTGACATGTCTAAGTATACTTTATAAATTTTCATCCAAGTCGTTTTTCATCATGATGTCTACCAAGCCTTGTAGATCTGTTACTGGTTTCCAGTTAAGTTTTTGCTTTGCCTTGGTAAAGTCTCCACGTAGATAATCTACCTCAGCTGGTCTATAGAACTCGGGGTCAATTACAACAAAGTTTTCCCAGTCGTCTATGTTCACATAGCTAAATGCCGCATCTAAAAACTCCCTAATTGTATGCGTAACGCCTGTGCATATTACATAGTCCTCTGGCTCGTCTTGTTGTAGCATAAGCCACATGGCTTCTACATAATCTCCGGCATATCCCCAATCCCTAAACGCTTCTAAGTTGCCAAGCCTCAGTTTGGGAAATCTGGGCACAGCTATGGCGTCTGCCATTCTCGCTTGAGGGTGAACACAAACATCATCTTTGTAAAATATAATTTTTGAGAGATCTCCGAAACCGTCATTCCCGCGCGCGAAATCTTCTTTCCATAATACGAAGTCGGCGATCCATTTTGTAATCTTGCGGGTTACGAAATTTTCTCCTCTACGTGGCCCTTCGTGGTTGAATAGTATTCCCGCACTGGCATGTATTCCGTAAGCTTCGCGGAATAATCTTACCATATAGTGCGCAGCACATTTCGCTATCGCGTATGGTGACTGGGGTAGAAACTTAGTGTCTTCGTTTTGATATTTTGATCCGTCTGATTCGCTTACGTCATATGCTTCGCCAAACATCTCGCTTGATGAAGCTTGGTAAAACCTACCTTTAACGTCTAGGTCAACCATGCCTTGCAGTATATTCAAACATCCCTTTCCCGTAATATCCCATGTGAGACCGGGTTGCTTGAAGGAGATACCTACATGCGATTGTGCGGCGAGATTATAGATTTCATCTACGTCACCGTTATCACGTAAGACTCCATATACGCTACTTGCATCTGTAATGTCTCCCTCGGTTAGGTTGAATTCTGGAAAACGTAATAGATGCTTAACTCTACCAGTTGTATCGACACTGCTTCGTCTCACAACCCCCACTACATCATAGTTCTTTTCTAGGAGTAATTCCGCCAGATGGCTTCCGTCCTGTCCTGTCACCCCAAATATAATTGCTTTCATCCGTCCCACTTATCTCCTTTGGATTGATTCTGATAGGCCCACAGGGGCTGTAAATTAGTATAATGGAAACATTGCTTCTGGTCTTGTAGCTTCGTTAGGTCAAAAGACGCACAGGGCTTGATGTGATCTATATGCCACCCGTCACGCCCGTGGTTTTTCCAGCTCATGCCAGCTTGAAATTGATCCTCTAGATACTCCACTAAATATTCTATATCGCACCCAGCTAGATCCATAGTGTGCGCTTGTTTATTTGTCTTAGCTTTTCTGATCAACTGACTAAGCCTAGCTCTTAAAAGAGAAGCTGCTTTTCTCTGAGGGGTCGAGTATCTTATTTCTATTCTTTGCTTGTTGTAACAAGTTTTGCATATTGTTGGTCTTCCATCGTTCTGTCTCGCGTCTTGTGTTTTTGTTACCCTCACACACTTAGTACATAAAAAAGTCCCCCATGGCAACGTTGAGCAGCTTTTTGGAAGTAGTTTAGATATAGTCTTATTATCATTATAATACTCGGTCGCCGAGCTTGTTAGTATCTCATAAAACAGCAACTTGCCACACTCCGACACAAACTTGAAACTCATTATATCCCCGTCTATATCAACTGGAATAAGCTCAATTCCTTTATTTGGGCAGATCAGAGGTGTTTTGTATCGCATAGCTTCTTCAACTGCGGTTGCCTTGTGCTGTTTTCCCTTTGGTTTTTCTTTTTTCACCAAAATCCGGTTGTGGCTTTCACCCTTTACGTGGTGTAGCCCCATTTCGTGAGCAATCCTTAGGCATCGCTTCGCCCCACCGAACCTGTAGAATTCATTCACAATCTTTTCGTATATTTCAAGCTGTTGAGCTCTTTTTCCATCTGTTGGCATGTTAGTCCTTTACCGTGTCTGGTGTTAAGAACGGCTGATCCACCTGCCCGTCCTCGTATGTGTGAAACTCACTAAGTCGCGCCTTCTCTTTTTCCATAGCTAGTCGCATCTTCTCCATCTCTAGCCCGTACTGATGAGTTAGGGAAGGGTTCTGCATCAGGTGAGCAACCCACCCCGTAAAAGTTTGCTTACTATCCTCAAGCCGCTGTATACGCTGCTCTCGCGTCCCCTTCATCTCCTTGAGCATCGAACTCTTCTTTGTCTGCAAGTCGCGGTAGTCACGGTTGAGGGACTCCTGAGCGGCCCTTAACGAACTCACCTGCCGCTCTAGGTTCAGAATGTAGTCACGATCCTGCTGGTCTGGGTCGGTCGCCCTCTCCACCCGCACTAACTCCTCAAACGCACTGATCTGATCTACATTGCTCTTATTATTCTTTAGACACCTGTTCATTAACAGTTCCAACTTGATAACGTCTACCACTTGCAACTCTTCGGTGGGAAACACATCGTCTTTAAACTGATTGATGATTCGCCCCCAGTGATATTTAAACAACACCAACTCATCTGTGCTAAACTGCAATTCCAACTCCGCCCAATACGGACGATCCGCCAGATCATAAGCTGCTTGTTCCAGATCTGACAATCCCAGCTTCAACTTCTTTTTAATAAAAGATTCAACCGATGATGGATCTCGGTCTAGATATGAGGCTATCTCTACGGGTGACATCGATTCGACGTTGTCTGTGATATAGCGGGCCTCATCCTTAGATAGTCTACCTCTCTTCATAGCCTTGTTCCCCTAGTATTGATTGGATGATGAATATAACTTCCTCTTTGCGTTTTTTGGGAACATATACGTCGTTGAGAATCTTAATATAGTCGGCTCTACAGGAGGCGGGGAGTTTGAGGTCGAGTATGTGTTGCATATCCTTATAGTCGAGGGACTCTACGTATTCTTCACGTTTGTCTAGGAGGGATTCTTCGTTGGTGAGTTGACCGGGCATGAAAACCTTGGCCTTTTCCTCTTCATCTCTGACAAAGTGGTTATCGCGGACGAAGTTCTTGAGGCGATTAGAAAGGTGGACGCTGAGAAAGTTCTCTAGTGGGCGTTGTTCGTCATACCTTGGGAGGGCTTCCATGCAGATGATGAAGGCTTCCTGCTTAATATCGTCCAGTTGATATCCGTAGAAGGCATATCGTGGGGATATTCTATCAACAACTATATTTATCTGTGAGATGACCGCATCTGTGGTCATATTTGAGGGGGTGTGCATAAGGGTGTTACCTATTGCCAGACTAGAGTTCTCCACTCTTTCCCGTCATAGAATTCAAGGCATTTACTATCTGAATTATAGATAATCATACCTTGCTGCGGGGTCGGCTTCTTTGTATCAGAGTAGCTTTCGGGGGCTGCTCTGAATATAGGGGCGGAGACAGTTGCGTCGGTGTTTGTTAAGTCAAGTCGGCGGGTCTTTAGATTTAGTCTTTCTTCCTGTTCTGTGATCATTGCGTGAATTCTATTATATGGGACGTTTTCCATGATTTCTGCGTAGCTTAGGGGTACTATGCCATCATAAGCTCTTCCTAAAACAGAACCTTCGGGGATTTGGACGGAATCTACGTGTCCATCTTTGCGAAATACGAGAACGGCCTCTCCGGGGGAGATAAAGTCCATCACGGATGTTGGTGTGCAGGTAGCAATGCGCAGGTGTGAGTCGGGTGCGTAGAAGTCTGCGAATCTGTCTGTTAGGCTGTATGTACGTTCAAGCATGCGTGTGGGAGCAATGATACCTCCACTTGTTTGGTGTTCGCGCTCGACGATGCGGGCGATTCCTTGCTCCTCCTTCATGATGTTGAAATCGCTATCTATCAGCTGGATAGCGTACATGAAGTCTTGGTCAAGACCAATAACTTCGGAGAGGCTTTTGATTGTGGGCGATCCATCCAGAAGGGGGTCTTTTCTTTCTAAAAGATAATCGACACCTTTAAGTACTATGTGGCCTCCTCTCTTGGTGACGAGGGCACCTTCCATTCCACTTGTGGTATACCTGATACTAGACATCTGTCTCTTCATCCTCTTCTATCAGCTCACTTATACTCTTA